CGCCTTGCCGCAGCGGTAGGTCGTCTTGAGCCCGAGCACCGTGGAGCCGAGCTTGGTCGTCAGGCGGCCAAGCGACTCGCTGTCTGCACCGCGGAAGGCGTAGATGGCCTGGCGGTCATCGCCGACCACGACCAGCCGTCCACCCTTCCGGAGGACGCCTTCAGCGATGATGAGCTGGGCCAGCGTCATGTCCTGGGCCTCGTCCACAACCACGAGGTCGTACATCGGGAGCACCCAGCCGTTCCGGACCGGCAGGAAGATCATGTCCGAGAAGTCGATGCCGGTTGCAGGCTTCGAGGCGGCTGCGAGTTCCATCGCCTTGACCGCTGCGCGGCAGACGTAGGCGAGGTCAAAGCCTTCAGCGGCCCACGAGTCGCCGGGCACGCACTCGAAGGTCAGCGCCAGGTCGATGAGCTCGTCCGGGTTGGTGGCCAGCGGGTTGATCTCGCGAGCCTTCGAGTGCAGGTTGCCGACCAGCGCCTTGACCTCGTCCGGGCACTGGCGCGGACCCTGGCCGAAGCCGCTGGCGCGGTACTCGGCGACCTGGCGCTGGTACTCGGCGAGGGTCGCGCGGTCGGTGAGGTCGTTGACGCGATCCTTCGTGTTGGTCGCGACTCGGACACCGTTCCAGAACCGGCGAACGAGAGCGAAGCCGAGGGCGTGCAGCGTCTTCGCCTCCGCGTGCGGGTTGGCGATCCGCTCCGTGAGTTCGGTGGCGATCTTCTTGTTGAAGGCGGCGAGGAGAATCGAGGTCTCGGGTGCGCGGTTGACGCCTTCGATGATCGTGGTCGTCTTGCCCGTGCCAGCGCGTGCGATGATCGTGAGGTGTCCGGCGTTCCGGTCCTCGAAGTGGGTGAAGATCGCGTTCTGCTCGTCTGACCAAATCCGCTCGCTCATCGTTCGTTCTCCTTCGCCGTCTCGTTGCGGCGCGTCGGCCGGGTCCATCCCGACCAACAGGACAAGTCTACTCGAAGTTCAAAACCGGCGTCTACCACGAAAGTGCGCCCACGCGCCGTGGGAGACGGCACCCGGCTCCGGACCTCGGAGCCGGGAGCCGAGGACGCTACACCTGGGCCACCCTCCGGTCCGTGCCCATCAGGAATACGTGACCACGCACACGGCGTAGTTCCGGAAACCTGGCTACCATGGCCGTCGTCGCTTCGGCACATTGTCCATGTCCGAAGTGTTGGTCAGCGATCCACCACGTGTAGACTTGCGTTGACATCACGCTTGCCCCCTCATCTTGACGACTTGCCCGTAGCGCAGACGCGGAGTATTGTCGCGTATGAGTCGCGCTTCTTCAGCCGTATTGAATGGACCGTAGACATCGGGTATATCGATATCACGTCCGCCGCTGTTCGTCGGTACAACGATGCACCACATCACGCACGCTCCTTGGTCTTCGCGTAGACCGTGACACCCGGCTCCGGACCTCGGAGCCGGGAGCCGAGGACGCTACACCTGGGCCACCCTCCGGTCCGTGTCCGGCTTGTAGCAGCCGAGGCACCGGAACCGCTGGAGGGTGACCGGCTCCGAGGACGTCAGCGACCGTCCCTGCACCTCCACGAGGACGGAGGCTTGCGCGCCACACGTGGTCAGCGTCCTCGGGTCGATGGCCTCGCACCGCGCACGGTACGGGAACCACGGCTGGCGCGGCACGATGTCGGTGACCGCGTCCGAGGGAATCCGCTTGGCGCGGTCCGGGTGCTCGAAGGGCTGACGGATCTCGCAGTGGTCGACGTCGCGCCACGGCGTGTTGAACTCGGCGATGCAGCGATCTGTCGCGACGTCGATGACCTCGGCGTACACGATGCGACCGTCGTGGTCCATGAGGTCCACGGCTTCCAAGATGGCGTCCTTCGCGTTGCTGTAGTACACGTGCAGCGAACCGGTCTGCGCCAGCTGTCCCGAGGACGCCGGAGCGAAGACGTGGTTGATGGCGAACTCTCGGCGGGTGGGGTTGGTCAGGCTCATCGTTCGTTCTCCTTCGCGGTCTCTTGGCCGCGTGTTCGAGGAGACGTCTCCGCCTCCAGCTGTCTTACGTCAACATCCTTCGGGATGGCCGTGGTATCGGCTCCGCAGCGCGGGCACTCCCGTCCCTGTACCACGGCTTCGCAGGGCTCGCAGAACCGTTTGCGGCTCATGACCAGTCCCACGGCACGACCGGGAAGCCGAGTGCAGGCTTCATCGCGCTGAGCTTCCCACCAGTGTCGTGCGAGGCGATCACGCGACCGTCCCGGATGAGGATGCCGACGTTGGTCTCCAGTTCCCGGTTCCAGCCGGTACCGGTCTCCACGTACAAGTCGAGTTCGGCGCAACCGGGGTTGGCTGGGTCCTCCTCAATCTCGCAGATGTCGGCGAACGGCGGATTGTCGAACAGGTCCGAGTCCTCGGGCCAGAGCAGCGCGTTGCAGGAGGTGCTACCGTCTGCCTTGAGCCGGAAGCCCACCCGACTCCCTGGGCACGCGCCTCGGACGTTCTCTCGGACCGCGGCGTTGATCTCCTTGCGGAGGTCCTTGGTGACCTTCACAGCGACCTCACGACGAAGGTGCTGCCCTCGTTGATGCGCGTCATGTACTCCGCCTTCGCCAGCGCGTCCTCGTGCGTCTCTTCCCGGACGCTGGGTGTCTTCGCCAGCTGGCCGTTCTTGCAGACCTTGAACACGCCCCAGGTCCGGCGAGCGGCACGAGCCGCTCGTCGGTTGTCGGACAACATGCTGAAGAGGCTCACAGCGCACCGCCTTCCGCTTCGTCCAGCCAATGGAAGGCCTCGGCCTCTGCCTGGGCGGCCATCTCCGCCTCGAAGGCCTCGTTGTCGGCCAGCTGGGCGTCCTCGTCTGCCTCCGCCTCGCAAAGGCGGCAGAGCCCGTCGAACATCCCGTCAGCCGAGGAGACGACGACGTGCGGGTGGCGGTGGCAACGGCGAGGATCGCCGAACTGCGCGCCAGCTTCGTGTTCGAGGTGCTCATCCAATCCGTACAGGTCTTCCATCGGTCTCGTCTCCGTGGTCGGCCACCGGGCTCATCCCGGCACCAAGGGAAGCCTACTCGAAGTTCAAAACCGAAGTCAACCACGACCTCGGGCCCACAGCCGCGCCACACCGATGGCCAAGAGGAGGAGCGTGGCCGGTTCCGGGATAGTGGTCGAGAACTCCGGGACTTCCCGCACGGTGGCCGATGCCGTAGTAAAGACGCCACCAATGCTCGTGAGCCCGATGCGCATCGAGAGCGCCCCACCGGCGACTCCGGCCAGCGACGTCGGGATGTGGTACCCAGGCGTGCCGTACCACCGCAATTCGCCGTCGATGGGTGGGTTCACAATCGGTCCGAACATCGTGGTGGACGTCACGGTGAAGAACCGGAACTGCACGCCGGCACCGACCATCCCGATACCGCAGTTGCCGCCCTGCGTGTTCATCTCCAGCGCACCGCTGCGAAGGGTAAACGCATCGTCACCAATCGTGCTGGTGCCCATGTTCGCGAACGAGTAGACGCCTCCGGCTCCGCCAGCCTGCGCATAGCTGCACGCGTTGATCGTGTCGGTGTTGAGTGACAGGTTGACGCTCCACGGGTCGCCAACGGCGAAGAACGAGGCGTGGTCGCCGCCACCGCCGAAGATCGGATGGACGCTGATCGACGTGACGGCTCCAGTGAACGTGAAGTCCACGGTGGCCGCCGAGGCGGGTGTGGCGAGGCAAGTAACAGCGAGCAGTGTGAGTGATAGTAGCTTCATGGCTTCTCCTTCAGTGTTACCGGGTCAGTTGTGAACGCGTGCCAGACGCCGTTAAGCCCAGCCACGTCGCGTATCTCATGGCCGCGCACGCCATCGCGAATGTCGGTGTGTGACTCCTCGCGAGCACCGCACCACGTGCAACGCACTGGACCTTCAGACTCTTCCTTGACGTTCGGATCTTTGCTGCCGGCGAGTTGCACGATCTCGTCTTCAGTCAATGCTCGTGTCCAGGCGCGGCCTTGCAATACCTGCTCAAGAAACCGCTGTGGCGGCGTTGTGTTTCGTGTGCCTTGGCGCACTTCATGCGGTGGGCACATCGTGCCGGGTGGGTGATGCTCGCCGCACGAATTACATGGATGCATGAGCGCGACCTTCGCGTGCTCGCCGAGGTCCTTGATGCTCGGCTCGTGGTAGCCGTTGAGCCAATAGTGTTTGCCGTCGGCGTACCACTGGAGTCCTTCACGCAAGCGTTTGATCTCGGCACGTAAGTCACCCAAGTTACCGAGATGCGTCTTCTCGTAACTCGACAATCTCTCGACTTCTTTCAGCAGATTGGTGTTCATTTCCTCGGCCTTAGCACGCAAGTCGCGTTCTCGGAGATACTTGGCCTGCGGCTGATCGTTGGCCAGCCCGTCACGTTCAGCCTCGGCGCGTTCAACCTCTTGCCGTAACTTGGCACTCTCGGCGCGTTCCTGATTGGCGATGTCACGCTGGTTATTGCACGCGACCTGTGACTCGCGAGCATGAGCCTCGGCCTTCAAGACGTCTGCACCGAGGGCGCGTAACTCTGCCATCGCCACTGAGAACTTATCTTCAGCGGCAATGCGAAGGCGGATCTCCTTTGCATACGTTGATTGGAGGTCCGCTAACTCCTCAGCTATCGCCGTATCTTGCGCCGTGATCCTCTCGACCTCTGCGCGTAGTCGAATGCATTTTTCCTTCCAGTCCCAACCTTCTTTTATCTCGGCTCGTAGTCGGTCGATCTCCTGCCATAACTTGACAACCTCGGCCAAGCGTTGCGCGGAAAGCCCACGCAGGTTGATGTGATAGGAGCACTCTTCGATCTGTTCACCCAACCCACCACCAGGCAGTAACTTCCAGCGGCACGCGCATTGGCCATCGTTTGACGCGGCAATCTCTAGCTCTTTCTTCTCAGCCGCCAGCGCCCGATTCGCCTCCTGTAACTTCATGATCTCTAGGCCGCGTGCGAGTGACTCGCGTAGCGCGTCCTTGTGTCGCTCCCGTTCCTGTAGGAACGACTCCTTCCAGTTGCGTGCGGCGTCACCTAGCCGGTTGAAGTCAGCGACCTGCCGCTTGACCGTCTCGGCGTCCCAACCTTCTTGTATCTCTTGTCGCAGCCGGTCAATCTCTTCCATCGCTGACTTCAAGTCACGCGCATGCGTGTTCGCGATGTCCTTCCACCCGAGTTCTTCATTGAGGCGCATCTGCGCGTTCTTACACAGGCTTTCCCAATAGTCTCGCCGCTGCCTGGTGTCGGCTAACTGTTGCTCGGCGTTGCAGAGCCGATCCATAACAACCTTATACGCACCAGTGGCGAGTTCAATGCGATCCATTAACTTCCGCACATCCGGTGTGAGACGGGCCTCCATATCCTGTCGTGCTTCTTCGATGAGTCGTTGTTCGTCGTCAGTCACCGCTTCCCTCGCTTGTGATAACCATCTTCGATACTGCCGCCCTCGGTCCAGTAGATCCAGAGCACCAGGACGGCGAACAACGCGACGACGAGACCGAGGCCCACGAGGGTCCATTCGAGCCACGTCACAACGCGCCTCCCATCCACTCCGCGAGTCCCGCCAGGAACAACAGAAGCACGATGGCCGTGCCGAGCCACAAGAGAATCTCGATGTACGGTTTGTTCATTTCCTCTCCACGCAGATGAGTCCTTGGTTGTACCGCTCCACGAACAGTCCACCACGCGCTTCGCACTCCTTCTGCTTACGAATGATCTGCCGATGCCCGGAGCACGCCATCCACATGAGTAGGATCATCAGCACTGTGCCCATCAGCGGAACGCTCAGGCATCCGTCGTTCGGAGGCTTGGTCATGGCTTGTTGTACGTCAGAAAGACTTCCGAGATAACGACTTGTTCCACGCCGGACACGTGCGTGGCGATGATGCGATCGTTTTTCTTGTCCGTCTTGAACGTCCAACCCTCGCCAAGGAGGCGCAGGCTGAGGTCACTCCAGTCGTTGATCGACTCCCGTTGCTCTGGCGTCAGGGTGAACTCCGTCTGCGCTTGAAGGATGAACTCCGCGCGAATGAGTCCGCCTTCGAGGAGGCGCACAAAGATGGGCGGCGTCATTCCTGCCTCAAGGCGCGGACCCACGCCGAAGTCGTCCACAAGGCGAGGTCTTCCTTGGTATGCCTCGCACGCACGGTGAGATGGTCAATCGTCTTCTGGCCGTCTGGCCCGGTCGCGATGACCTCATAATAGTTCACCGGACGGGTCTGCCCCGGTCGGTGCACACGGTCTCGCGATTGCAAGAACTTCTCCAGCGAGAAGTCAAACGAGAGATCCATCATGTGATAGACGGCGGTCATGTTGAGACCTTTGGCGCCGGTGCCGAGGGTGCCCGCGGCGATCAACGAGCCGCTGGGGGTGGTCCTCGGGTCGACGGCACGCAATGCGGCTTCGCGTTCGTCCTTCTTCTGGCCGCCATAGAGCCCGACGACGGTCGTGGACGGGAACCGCTCTTGCGCCTCGCGCAAGAGCCGCTCAAGCTCAGGCCGGAACCGTGTCCAGACAATCACCTTGAAGGCCGAGTCCTCCTCCAGACGTGCCGCGAACCAGTGCAGGAAGAAGTCCAGCTTGTCCCGTCCGACCTCCGCCACCGGGCCAGTGGCGACGAATGACGACGGGGCCACGAGGGTGGGACCGTCGTCCTCCAGCCAGAGCGGCGGTTGGTCGAGGTCCTCCGGCAGCGCCTGCTCCACTCCGCCGAGGAACCCGGAGGTCAGCTGGCCGAGCCTCAAGATTTTCGTCGTGGCCTGTTGCGCGGTTGCCACCGTTCCGGAGGACAACCACGCAACCATATCATTCCGCATCTCCTTGTAGAGCTTCCACGAGGCGGACGACATCGGCACCGCGTACGTCACTGGCGGCATCTTGGGTGGCAGATCCAGACAGTCGTCCTTGAGTCGCCGGAGGATGTACGGCGCGAACCGCTGTTGGAGGTCTTCGAGGTTGAACCACTTGACCACCTGCCGGTTCTCGAAGCCACCCATGATGGCGTACCGGCTCCGGAACTGAATGAGCGAGGGACACTCCAGGATACTCGGGTCCATGATGTTCCCTTGCGAGAACAAGTCACCGGGATTGTTCGCAATCGGCGTGCCGTTCAAGAGGAGGACCCGTCCACACTTGCGCCGGAGCTTGAGACAGGCCTTCGTCTGCTGCGCGGTCCAGTTCTTGATCGAGGACGACTCATCGAGAACCAACAACGTCCGTCGATTGGCGGCGACAAGGAGCCGGTCCAGTCGTCCCGAGGATCGGATGAAGTCATAGTTCGTGATGACCCATTCCATTCGGCGCATCGTCACGTCCTGCGGTCCCCAGTTCCACGACCGCGTGCGCGCGTGGTACTCGGAGACCGTGGCTTTGGTCGACGTCCAGAGATGCTTCGCGAGTTCGCCGAGTTCTTGATCGAACCAAACCGAGCGAATGACCGCGGGTGCGATCACGAGGACCTTGTCGATGATCCCTCGATGGAACAAGACTTGCGCGGCGTCGATGGTCTGCTTGCTCTTGCCAATTCCCATATCATCGAATAGCGCGAAGAAGGGATTGGCGACAATGGCTTCGATACCTTCTCGTTGATGCGCGAAGGGAACGTGGCGACAGGACGCATAATCCACGTCAATAACATTCGTCGTCATAGGTACGCCTTCCAGTTGTCGACGGTGACTGTTTCCCCGCATTGGACTTTGCTATGGAGTACCCACAACGGTGTTCCCTCCGAGAATCTGGTCAGCCAGTGCTCCGAGGATGTAGTATTGGGTCGTGTTCCTGGGTCGTGATTGTGTCCTCTGGCCGACGTCCCGTTGTAATACATCTTGTACACGCGGTTCGAGAGGAGCACCACCGGAGGCGTCTTGCGACCGGGCATTGTCTCCCGGATGTACTCCTGCCATCCAGGAAGGAGTTCATTCATTCGTCGTTCGAGGATCTTTGTGAACATGCGGCGATCCACTATCCATGCCTCAATGGTAGCTTTCTCTTGGAGGATGATTGCGTCCGCACATACTTTGAAGACCCACGGCCAATATCCCTGAGGCTTTCCCTTCTTCGAGCCTCCGCCGTTACACCGGGGTTTGAACGCTCTTACCTTCTTGTCCATACGGCCGATGGGTCTCATCGCTTGAACCTCCCACGGAAGGTCGGACCCTCCCACCCACGCGTGCTCTCGGACCGTCGCTGCGCCGTCCACCACTCTTGCGAGAAACTCTCGCCTGCCGGCGACGTCAACCACTCCCAGAAGACTCGGATCAATCTCATTCGTTCGCTCCTTTCTTACCCAAATGGTAACGTGCCGCGGGTGGGGAACGTCCCATCCACGGCGTTCTGACACAGATGCTTGATCTCCGGCGAGAAGTCCTTGGTGAGCATCCACTGAAGATAACCAATGCACGCGTGCATTGGTTCGCCTTTGTGCTTCCCGAAGTTCATACAGGCCACGCCGTCGATGAAGACGAACTTGCCCTCATTGTCAATCGCGTCCGGGTTCTTCGGCCATTGGAGGTCGTGGAGCGCACGCAGGTCCCTCGGGAGTCCCGGCCACGTGGCCAGTTGTCCGATGAGCGCATCGCGCGTTCCAATGACGTCCGCCAGCGCGTCGTGCGCGTCCTGAAGCTCACGACCCGCGAACCGCGCCACCGCGTCCGTCAACGTCCGGCTCTCCATGATCTGCCAGAGCCGGAGCGCATCGAGGATGTAGGCGCTGCGCCAATCGAAGACGAGCCCCACGCGGCTGAACTCCGCCTCCAAGACCGGAAGGTCAAAGGCGCGGAGATGGTAGCCACCGAAGTCGCAGCCCACGAGGCCAGAGTGGAGACGTCCGGCGATGTCGGCGAACGTCGGCACAGGCCAGAACTTCTCGCACGTCTCGTGCGGATGGGATTCGCGCGTCTCCCAACACTTCGCGCAGCCGTGCTCGATGATGAACGGCGTAATGCCGTGCGCCTCCATCGCCTTGGGGTGTACCGGTTCCCCGTTCGGATTGACGAGGGTCTTGTAGGTCTTGACCTCGGTCGTGTTTGGGTAATGCAACTCCATCCCAAACTGCATGACCCGCGCCTTGGCGATGTCGCTGCCCGTCGTCTCGATGTCGAGGATCGCGAGCGGACGCGTGAGTGTTAGGTGTTGTCCGAGCACAAGCGAATCTCCGCAGCACGACGGCCATCGGCCTTCGCGCCGTTGAAGGTGGGAACAAACGAGACGGCTTGCCCTTCGCGCAACGTGTCGAAGGCGCCAGCTGGCATCACCTCCTGGGCGTGCAGGAACCAGCTGTGTCCATCCACGTCGTCGCGGATGAACCCAAAGCCGCGGTTCAAGAGGATGCGCGTGATGACGCCGGTCATTCGGTCTTGGTCCATGATCGTTCGAGGGTCTGGATGTAGCGGTCCAGATACCACCGCGCCTTCTTCGCGTCTTCCAGCGTCTTGGACGGGTCCTTCAGTCCGAGGCGCCAGAGGTACTTGGTGCAGTTCCCGATATGATAGCCCCAGCCCTTCGCCTCGCAGACCTTGATGTGTTCAAACGGGTCCTCCTCGCCACCGTAGTGCGCCGGGTGGTCAACCATCTCCGGAGGTGCGTCACCGTCCGCGAACGCCTGCGCAGCTGGGTCGTACACGATGTTGAAGAGGTGTTTGGCCTCGGGAGACTCTCGCGTGCCGTGAATCACCGGCGCATTCGGGTCCGGCTTGAGGAACTCCTCGACATTGACGTGGACCTGAGTGAAGCCTCGGTTCACGAAGACGCGACACGGGCATGGTCGGTCCACGTCGTGGTGATATAGACACCGCGTCAAGTCTCCGGTTCCGTCCGAGCCGTGATCCTTCCACGGATGTCCGCAGGTGCAGATAGCCTTGCCGCTCATTCGTTCGCTCCTTCCGAGGGACGGACCAGGGTGGGTAGCGGGTCGTGCGAGTCCGCCAACGCGCGTGCCGAGTCCGCCAGCCGTCTGCTGCTCGCCTGCACCGCCTCGAAGCGGTCCTCCTTCGGGAGGAGAATGAGGAGGCAATGGATTTGGGCGGACAGCGAGCGCACCGCCCATGCGAGTTGTTCGACCGGAGTGATGGGCATCATGGCCGCTCCTTCACGCGACGTCCCAGCCACTCCTCGGCGGCCACGACCCAATCCCACCGAGGTCCCGTGGAGAAGACGTCCTGGAGGAACGAGACCGCGAACTGCGCCGCTTGGAGGCTCTTGTCTCCGTCGCGGTATATCTCGTGAGCGCGGAGGACGCCCCAGACCATATGCTCCCAGTCGCCGTCCGTCTCCGCTTCGTCCAGCCAGCCGCCATCGGCCATCTGCAAGAGACCATCGATGCTCTCGTCCACGAAGGCTCCCGGCATCGGACACGGGATGACCTCGACATTGGCGTACGGGTCCGACTTCGAGAGGTTCGAGACCTTCGTCAGTCCGTTGAACTTCCCGTTCGTCCCGAGGTACACATGCATGTTCGAGGAGACTTGGGTGTAGGTGCCGACCTCGCAGCTGATCTTCCGGGCCACGTACTCCTGCATCATCGAGAAGTGGACGGCGTTGGCGCCGTAGGCTCCGAGGACGAGGTCATTGGACCGGTTGTACACCACGAGGTCCAAGGCTCCGTCGCCATCGCGTTGAAGAGTCGCGGTCAGGTTGCACGGAACGTCCTTGCCGGCGTGATCCAGGTCCGTCTCCGGGTCCCACATCTGGAGGACGCAGCGCCGGTCGTTGGGGTCCGCCGTCAGCCGCTCGACAATGACCGTGAGCTGGTCGCGGTACGGTGCTTCACTCGCGAGGTCCTCCGGGTTCACGAAATGTCCGCGCCAGCGCTTCCCGTAGGCACCGTGGAACGTCTTCCCATCGTCCGAGAACTGCGAGAATGAGGACACGTACTTGCAGGGTCCGTCCACGTCGTGGCGACCGGCGAGCATCCACAAGCCTTCGTACAGGTGGAAGAACGGGTTGGCGTCTCGCTGCGGGTAGAACAGGACCCGCTCGCAGGGCTTCGCGTACTGCGTCACGAACACGCCCTCAGCGACGAGGACATCCCCGTTGCGGCTCTTGCGCGCCCGTCCCGAGATGAGCAGCTGTTGGACCGCGAGCGGCAACGCCTGTTGGACGTTTCGCGCGGCGATGGTAATGGGTAGGTGGCTCACAGAATCACCTCGTCATCGTCTTCGATATCATGCTCTAACATCAGGGCACCCACTTGAACGGTATCTCGCGCAGATTGGTTGGACTCTTGCCCTGCGCGAGTTGCGAGAGCATGCGATCGATCTCGATGACCTTCAGCGCGGACACGTGGTCGAGGATCTCCGTACCTCTCATCCAGAGATACCAGTTGAACCCCACGGTGTCGCACATGATGATTTCCTCGAAGCCAGCCGCCAGTAACACCTCGGCTTCTGCATCCGTGGCACGTGGGTGTATGGTACTGTACGCGCCGTTGAACGTTGCACGATTCATCATGGCCGCTCCTGCTGACGCTCTCGTATCCACTCGCGCGTCTTGGTGTGTGTGAGCACCTTTTCGATCTCGACCTGCAAGGCGTTCGCGGCGTCGAAGGACTCACAGGAGATAGTGAGTGACGGACTGCTGAAACCCTTGCCGCCGTGGCGTATCTCGACAGCAGGTTTACGGCTGAAGAAACTGTCCGTCTGACTGGCGACGGAGATTATTGTACCGACGCGAATCAAGGCCTTGCCTGGGATGACCAAGAAGTTATTCGCGATGTGGACGCTGGTGTGATTCGTCATAGCGTGAACCTCCGCTTGAGATTGCCGCCGTCCTGCGCGGTCCTGTACTTTGCATACTCGCACGCCCACATCTCGACTTCGTGGAGTTCCCACGGCGTCCACGCTTGGCCCCAGTACACCGGGTTGCGCGAGGCTTCGAGGACGTGCAACATCACGGGCAACATCTCTCGTTGCGCTACCTCGGAACCGTACCGCCAACGTGTAGGGTCGTCCGCGGTCATGTACCCGAGACCCTTGGCGCACCCCGGTCCGGCGACCGTCCACGTGTTGATATCGCGAGCCTCGCTGAGGACGTCCGTGTGGCGGAGGTCGATCACGACCTCGCCAGCGGAGAAGTTCCCCATGTTGGGAAGGTCCTTCAGGAAGCGCCATGTATGCTGTAGCGTCAACGGTGCGCCGGACCAGCGAGGGTCTCCGAAGACCTCCCACCACTGCGCGATTCGAGGACGACACTCCTCAATCGCGTGCAGGAGCCCGTCCAGCTTGTTGTAGCCATACGGAGAGTGGACCATGTAGGCGCCAGTCACGAGCGGCTTGACGTCCCGAAGACGTTGCTGAGCGACGGTTGATGACCAACCGTCAATCAACAGGTCCTTGATCCGCTCCCCGGTCTCGATGCGATTGAACCAGCGGAAGATGAGGCACGCCTCGATGGCGCGGAGTCCGGAGACGTGCCCGCGAACGGCTTGACGGAACCAGACCGTGGTCTTGTCGTCCTCGCGATGTACGTTGGTGAAGCGCCACGTCTGGAAGATCGGGTCCTGGGTCCACGCCTCCCGAGGCAACCCCAGGTCTCGCCGTTGCTTGATCAGATACCGCGTGCGCGCGGTCTCGAAGAAGTGCGCAAGGTTCTTCACTTCTCGTCTCCTTCAAACGCCCACTCCGGACGTGACCGCGCGTATCGGGCGAACAACTCGACATACGGCCCAGGGTACAGCGACTCAATGATCGCGTACATGGCTTCCGGCTTCTCTGAGTGACCGTAGTTGACCGCGTCGAACACGGACCGGACGTTGTTGGCTCGCTTTGTCGGACGTCCGCGCGTTCCGACCAGACAGACCTCGTGTTCCATCCGGACGATGCGCCCCATTCCGAACCATCGCTTGCCGTTGACGGTCTGTTTCCGCCAGACCAACTCACTCTTGCACGTGAAGCCCCATGTCGTCATGACGGCCAGCGCCTCCGTCTGCATCGAGGCCACACGCCAGAGGAACAACACCGCGTCCGTCGCGATGGGCGGCAGGTCCATCGTCTTGAGTTCAAACGGCGTCATGGTTGGGTAATGCTTTGCCGCCCCACGCTTGGGTCCGGGAAGGCTGTCCTTGAACTTCCACGGTGGGTCCGCGTACACGACCGCGAACGGCGTCACGACCATTCCCCTACGTGGGGCAGGAGGTCCAGCTTGCCGGCGATGTACGTGTACGCCTCTTCGCGACCGAGGACGGAGACGACGATGCCGGCATCCTTGATCCGCGGCAACATGTACTTGCGGAGCCGCTCCGCGCGGTTGCGCGTGTTCGTCGGGTTGACCGCCTCGGCATCGGCCTTCTTGGCCTGACGCCGGTCGTTGATCGCCTTGACGCAGTCCTCGATGGACGTGTTGAGCGCGATGACTTCCACGTCGCCGCGGTTGTCGAGGTGCAGGTTGACGAGACGCGTGACGTCATCGCCGATGATGATGCCCTCGAAGAGCACGTGGCGGTTCTGCTGGACACCCTCACGGCGGACGAGGTCATACACGATGTCCGGACCCTTGAGCGTGTCGCAGCCACCGCACGCGATCTCATAGTGGCCAGGCACGAGGAGGGTAGGACCCGTGGTGCCGTTCTTCGGAAGGCTACAGATGTAGTACAACGGTTGCTTCCGGCCTTCGGCGAAGATCGGCTGGCATCGTTCGTACAACGCCATGATTCGCTTCACGACGGTGGACTTGCCGCTTCCACCGGTTCCTCGGATGTTGAACACCATTCGTTCGTTCTCCTTTACGCGTTGTCGATGCTCCACAACAGGCTATCGAATCGCCGGAGGAAGGCTGACCGCGCCATCTCCCACGGCGTGTTCAGCGCCACGTGCTTGGCCACCGAGTCGACCAGGGCGATCTCCTCTGGCGTCAGCGACGGATACAAGGGATGATCGCCGTTGTCCGGGCCAACCACGCGCCACGCCGGTCCAAAGCCCAAGGTCCCTTCCCAGCGGACCATGACGCGGTCCGCCCAGTCCACGACTGGGGCTTGGTGCTCCGAGAGGTTGAAGGCGCGGAAGATGGTGGCTTGGGCACGCTCCTCAGCGTCTCGGTAGCCTTCCATGGCTGCGGTCGCCTTCAGCCACTTGGTCACGTCGCCAAGGTACGCCTCGGACCCGTCGTGAAGGAGTCCCTGCAATGCCGCTTGGTAGG